ATGACTATTGTGCTACGTAGGGACGAGAATGGACGCGAGGTTCTATGGAAGTGCTCCTCGTGCGGCCAGCCGTTTGACTTGGGCTGGGGGTCGGAGTGCAACAAGTGCCTGACCGAAGAAAGACGCCATCGGGAGTTAGTTGCAGCAACCAAGAAGGAAATACATGCCCCAACTGGAGGTGGCCGCATGAAATACGAGATGGGTCAAAAGGTTTGGTGTGTGAGCATGGAGAACGTCACTGAGTACGTGACTTGTCCCGACTGTCTTGGGCAGAAGCAACTCCGCGTGATCCTTGGCGATGGCACAGAGGTTGCGGTTGACTGCGCGGCTTGCAAACGTGGAGATTATCGTAGCCGAGGGAATCTGGAGTTTCACCGCTATGCACCACTTGTAAAAGAGTCACTCATAACCGGCATCGCACTGAAACACGGCAAAGAAGTCTATTGCGGAGAAGGATTCTGGAACGACGAGGGGGAGCGCGTATTCGGAACCAAGGAAGAGGCCGAAGCCGCAGGAGTTCTGCTGGCTGAGAAATTCACGCAGGAAGAAATAAAACGCGCTCACGCGAAGGAGAAGGATGGAAAGACGTGGGCATGGCATGTGTCTTATCACCGTCGTGCTGCTGAACGTGCCCGCAAGGAATTGGATTACCACACAGGGAAGCTGACACTAGCGAAACTGAACGCGAAGGAGGTATCCGCATGACCGAACCCCAGCGCCAAGCACTACTCACCGCCTGTGCCTTCGCCAAGGTGCTCTAATGAAAGTCTCTGAGCTACTCGCCAAGGCCACCCCTCAGCCCGTCACCCCGTGTAGATGCACCCACGAATTCATCCGGCACGAGGGTGACACTGGAGGTCATTGCATGGACTGTGGATGCCTGGAGTTCAACGAGTGCGACAATGCAGAGCCGTAGACAAGGCGTGGTTTGGCCGCAGGGAGTTGTGGCTGGTTTGCAGCATATTAGCCGGGCACGCTGGAGCGCACCATGACGCGAAGCGCAAGGGACACTACTGGGAAGAGACTTTCTACTGGGACGAGTTTGAGCGCACCCGCATCAAGGTTCCAAAGAAGAAGAAGGTTCGGCTATGTAAGAAGTGTGGCAAGGAGAAGCGGACTGACGGAGCCAACGATGCCTGTGTCTGCAAGAAAATCGGGGCCAATAAGCGGCAGGCAATCATGTTCGCGGACGAGCGTGAGAAGTTCGAGCGCGAAGCCAGTCTCAAGGAATTGGAAGATGACATTGCTTGGCTGATGGGCGAGTGGAAGCGGGAAGAGGATGAAAATGGGTACCACGGATTATGGTAGGGCCAAGGCAGCAGCACAGAGCGCAGCACGTTCGCAGGAGGTGGCATGAAGATTATCAACGGTGAGCCGGTTCACTTTGACCCCGGCGTGACGATGGGCGCAGAGTTTTTGGAGCATCGGGACAAGTACGCGGAGTTCATCGCGGCGAAGATGCAGGGCGGAACGGGCGAGGGGTTCGCCCCGCTGTGGATGCCGCCCCAACTTTTCGACTTCCAACAAAACCTTGTCGACTGGAACTTATTCAAAGGGAAGTCGGCAACCTTCGCGGACTGCGGTCTGGGTAAGACGCCGATTCAGCTCGCCTGGGCGCAGAACGTGGTGCAGCACACCAATAAACCAGTGCTCGACATGACGCCGTTGGCGGTGGGACACCAGACTGTGCGCGAAGGAGAGAAGTTCGGTATCGAGTGTCATCGCGTAGATGGGCCGTCGCCCTTTGTGGGTGTGCATGTCGTCAATTATGAGAAGCTACACCTGCTAGACCCGAACGACTACGCGGGGGCTGTCTGCGACGAGTCCAGCATCCTCAAGTCTTTCGACGGGACCAGACGCCAGCAAATCACCGAGTTCATGCGGAAGATGCAGTACCGCTTGCTTTGCACGGCCACCGCCGCCCCGAACGACTACACCGAGCTTGGCACATCGTCCGAGGCATTGGGGCATCTGGGCCACATGGATATGCTGATGCGGTTCTTCAAGAACGACCAGCATACGATCAGGCCGATGGTATACCGCCAGCGCGGAAAGAACTTCGCACAGCTGGACGAGGGCGCGAAGTGGAGATTCAAGGGACACGCCGAGATCCCGTTCTGGCAGTGGGTGTGTTCTTGGGCGCGTGCGGTGCGCCGCCCGTCCGATCTAGGCTTCTCGGATGCGGGTTTCGTACTACCTCCACTGGTTGAACGCGATCATATGGTCAAAGCCGAATCACTGGCAGACGGGATGCTCTTCCCGCTTCCCGTTGTGGGCCTGACCGAGCAGCGCGACGAGCGGCGGCGGACGATCCGCGAACGGTGTGAGAAGAACGCGGAGTTGGTCTGCGACACTCGCAAGCCGTTCGTATCGTGGTGCCACCTGAACGCCGAGAGTGATCTGTTGGCGGAACTGATTCCCGATGCCGTAGAGGTCAGCGGTGCGGATTCAGATGAGGCTAAGGAGGAGAAGCTCCTCGCGTTCTCTTCGGGCCAGGCGCGGGGCATGATTACGAAGCCGAAGATTGGAGCATGGGGCCTCAACTGGCAGCACTGTGCCCACGTAACGACGTTCCCAAGCCATTCCTTTGAGCAGTATTACCAGGCGGTTCGCCGCTGCTGGAGGTTCGGTCAAGAGCACCCCGTGGTGGTCGAAGTCATCACGACCGAGGGTGAGACTTCCGTCCTCGATAACCTCCAGCGCAAAGCCAAGGCCGCAGACCGCATGTTCTCCGCGCTGGTCGAGCAGATGAACCACTCGCAGCACATCAATCGCAGCGTTGCATTCACCAAAGAACAGGAGAACCCATCATGGTTGGCGACCAAGAGCTAGGCACAAACTACGCGATTTACAACGGCGACTGCATCGAGGTAATGGGCAAGATTCCCGATGAGTCCATCCACCTGTCCATCTATTCGCCGCCGTTCGGCGGTCTGTATTGCTACAGTTCTAGCGACCGAGACCTGTCGAACTGCCGAGACTACGACCAGTTCTTTGAGCATTACGCTTTCGTGGTGCGAGAACTAGCGCGGATAACGATGCCGGGGCGCATGACATGCGTTCACTGCATGGACTTGCCGACCGGAAACTGTGGAACGGACGCCCTGATCGACTTCCCCGGAGACATCATTCGCCTGCACGAGAAAGAAGGATGGAAGTTCATCGCTCGCTACGTCGTATGGAAAGAACCTCTGGCTGTCCGTAACCGAACGATGGCTAAAAATCTGGCCCACAAGACCATTGTGGACGATTCTTCCCGGTGCTCCGTCGCCTCTGCCGACTATATGCTGGTTTTCCGCCGCAAGGGTGATAATCCTGTTCCAATCGCTCACCCGAATGGGCTGATGGAGTACGCAGGGGAACGCGAAATGCCAGCGGAGCTGCTGAAGTATCGCGGCTGGAAGGGGAACCAGATCGAGAACCGATTCTCTCACTGGATTTGGAGACAATACGCTTCCGCTTTCTGGGACGATATACGCATCGGCAACGTCCTCCCCTTCCGTCAGGCTCGCGAGTCCGAAGATGAGAAACACGTCCACCCACTACAGTTGGACGTGATCGAGCGGGCCATAGTTCTGTGGTCTAACCCCGGCGAAACGGTACTCACTCCGTTCATGGGGGTTGGGTCTGAGGTCTACGGGGCGCTGGCCAACAACCGTAAGGGGGTTGGCGTCGAAATCAAGCCGTCCTACTTCGTCCAGGCACAGCGCAACATCGCCCACTGCATCAAGGAAGGGCGAATCAAAGCGGCGACTGACCAAGAGGAGTTGTTTGCCGAGGAAATCGAAGCATGACGACAGAATCGCTGGCACGCATGTTCGACCGACCCCGGCGCGATGGCAAGGCATGGACCAACGTCATCCCATCCCCCTATCTCCCCGGCGAGCCTCTAGCCATCGTATGCGTCTACGGAAGCGAAGCGTGTCTCATGTCCGACCTGTACCGCACGGTGAAGGCTTTGCAGGCAATCAAGCGCGCTACGACGATAGATGGCATCAGGGAGGCGCTGAGAGGGCCAGCAGCGAAGGCGAAGGCGGATGGTGACACGGAACTACTCGGCCTGCTTGTAGGGGCCGCAACGAAGCGCAAGGCACAATTGGAGGCAGCATGAGCTATCACGATCTAAGCGATTCTGGCATGAGCGATCAGGACAGGCGCGCTGAGGCGACTCGTATCTGTGGCATGATCCTACCGGCGGTCGGAGACTACACGATGAAGCAGAAGGAACTAAAATTCGTGATGGACATCGCCGACAAACGGAAGCCTGTGAGCACGAAGCAACTCTTCTGGCTGCGCGATCTAAAGGACAAATACCTGTGAGCGAAAAGCGCACAATTCGTCTCGTTCCATCTTCCCGGAAAGCCGCCATAGAAGCGGTCACGAATGCTCCAGACGGTTGGTTTTTGGATTTGAGACCGCCGAAGCGCAGCCTGGAGCAGAATGCAAAGATGTGGGCTATGTTGAGCGATGTGGCCAGCCAAGTCATCTGGTACGGACTGAAACTTACCGCCGAGGACTGGAAAGACGTTCTGTCGGCCTCGCTCCGCAAGGAGATGCGAACCGTACCGAACGTCGATGGCAACGGCCTTGTGGTGTTGGGGATGAGGACCAGCCAAATGTCGATGAGGGAGTTGGGCGAGTTGATCGAGCTTATTTATGCTTTTGGGGCCAGCCGGGAAGTGAAATGGAGCGAGGCGGAATAATGGGAGACGGAATGAAACGAGCACCGCAGCTAAAGCTGCCGAAGAAACTCAGCGAGGGGGAAGAGTTGTTTGCTCTCCACTGCCTATTTAGCGGCCTGACGCCAGAGCGTGAGTATGCATTCTGCGAGGGGCGCAAATTTAGGGCCGATTTCGCGTTCCCGCGCCATAAACTCTTGGTCGAAATTGAGGGTGGCACATGGATCAACGGACGACACAACAGACCGTCTAACTTCGAGGCCGAGTGTAGGAAGTATGCCGAGGCTGCGATACGGGAATGGCTGGTGATCCGGGTGACGACGGCGATGGTCAAGAGTGGCGAGGCAATTGATATGGTACGGAGGGCGCTCGGATGATCCGACCGAGAAGCAAGCCCCGACCGGGAAGGCTCAAAGGCGAGGATTTGAAAAATCTGCGCATCCAGTGTTTCGTGCGCGACCGGGGAGTATGTCAGAGGTGCCAGATCAGCACCTTCATGTGGCTCGACCAAACGCATCCACGTTCCTTCCACATGGCACACAAGCGCAACAAACGCATGTGGGGCGACACACTGGAAAACGTTCAGACTGAGTGCGGAGCGTGCCACCGCCAATGGCACGCCCAAGGCCCAAGCATGACCAAACCAGTACCGCCCAAGGAGGTATCCCGATGAGCAAGTCCGATGAACAGTCCGAAGTGCTGGGGATTTGCACAATCAGCGGAGGCGATGTTCCACATAAAGAGACTCAGGATTGCCTCGGAACGTGGCAGCCTGTTGCTGCGCCAGAGAAGCGGGAGGATGGGTTGAAGCCGTGTCCGTTTTGTGGACAGGCTCCTCCAATAAATAGGCCAATGTTGAGGGATGGCTGGCTCATCGAATGTTGCTATGCAGTCGTCGTGGGCGGTGATGAACAACTCGCACTAACTATCTGGAACACTCGCGCACTCCCCGCACCACCGGAGGCATCCAAATGAAACGCTGGACAATGGAGGAAGACATATTTCTCCACGAACACTTCGATGCGGTGGGCGATTTCATCGGCGTGCATGATCTGGGACGCCCACCGAAATCAGCCACGAGGCGGGT